AACTAAAGGACCTATCATGAATACTGATCTTCTTCGTAGTTTTACTATCGAGAAAATCCTTGTTCTGGATCGTCGGCTACTTAGCCTTGATCCGATGTACAAGTTCAATGATCTGTCTGTCGAATCGCTCAATCAGCAATCAACAGAAGATCTTCATCAGATCTCTAATGACTTGCTTGATTTGGTGCGAATCGTATCAGCTGGTGGAAGGAGATAAGATGAGAGATCCAATTCCATGGGACCGTCCTCGCCTGCTGATGTTATTAGCAAGCCAGTATGCCTTCATGGGCGCGACTTTTGGAGAAATCCATAAGTCCGCCGTAGCATTGGATGTTGGCAATTTCCCCATACCTAAGCTTCGCAGCTTGGCGTGGGATAATGCTAACAGAATTTATGATTATCTCTCATCCCGTCCTTATCCCGGGAGTTTCTAGTCTATGTCGCCCGTAGACGACTCATCATTAATGGAGACCATGTATGGCCACTAGCGACCCGAACCCTATTACCTACCGTTTTGGGACATTAAATTCCCTCGGACAGGTGAGTGGGAAGATGGCAACATCTACCTATGTAGGACTAAAGGCGTATAGGGACTTCCCTAAGACGACTCAACGAGCTCGTCCTAAGGACCTCTTTCTCAGTGGTACCGCAAGGACTACTACCGGGAAGATGTGGTCACACCAGACCTTTGATTGGAGAACATGCGCCTATTCTGGGTGCACTCTCTATCTTGGGTATCCGGTGTTTAGTATGTGGTACTACGATGATGTCTCGAGCAGGTATATTGATTATGCCTGCACGAAATCATTGTCTGTACCCCCTGCATCCATTGACCGAGCTGCTATGTATAATAGTGTTCGGAGCAACCTCAAGAATGAGGCTACCAACCTGGCTAACATGCTGGGCGAGTATAGGGAAACTGCTAAAACGTTTCTCGATCTCGCTCAAGTTGTCGCCACGCGTGGTAAGAGCTTGATGAAGCGCCATAAGTCAGGCTTGAATGCTGGGAAGGTCTCCTTTCGGAAGACCGCGGCCCAAAACAGACTTGCCTGGGAATATGGCATACGTCCTTTGGCGAACGATATCGGTACGTCTCTCGCAGAGCTACGCTCTGGGATTGCGAATACCCCGTTGTTCAAAGAAGGTACAGTGAGGCGTAAGAGCTCCGCGACAAATGTAGGCTACCGTCTACCGTCAAGCACAGTTTATACTGGGCGTGGCGTTAGCGAGGTTAAACTCGAGTTAGTCTACCGCACTAGATGGAGGGCGTATATGAACCAAAACGTCCTACTTCAGTGCCTTGCCGCACATGGAGTTCTAAACCCCCCGGCGTTGATGTGGGAACTGACTCCCTTTAGTTTTGTCGTAGATTGGTGGTTTAACATCGGTGACGTGTTGTCATCGATGGATAATCTCATTATCTGCGACAAGCTTATGGTAATCGATTCCTCATCGACGAAGTACTTTGAATATGTGACCCCATATGGAGACAGCAATACTCTGAGTAAGGCCACAGGTTTCTATCATCGACGCACTGATGTTCGTAGTGCTCCGACGGAGATTTCTCGTGTCTCTACTTTGCAGTATAAGCCTAGTCTTTCACTTGGGCACATTCTCAATGGACTCGCCCTTTTGTATGTTGCAAAGGGACGCCTTTCTTAATCCTTTCATCATTATAGGTATACAACCCTATGGCGGCTATTGCCCCTATTACCATCAACGATGGTCAAGCCACTCCTGTGGCCGTTACGTTCAATCCGGAAAACCAGACTCCAGGCGCTTTCACCTTTGTGGACCGTACTTCGGGTGTCGCGATCGGCTTCCGCCGTATCTCGATCTCGAACAAGTTCGCACAAGGCGGCGCCCTGGTTAACCGGGCGAAGTTCGCTGTGGAGTATCCGGTCACCTCGACGGTGAACGGCATTACTTCACAGGCTTACGTACTCCGCGCTAACGTGGATGTCATCCTGCCGGTGGCCTCTACCGATGCTGAGCGCAAGAACCTGTTCGCTTTCTTGTCGAACGGTCTGGCAAACACGCTTGTGCGTGGCGCCGTCCGCGATCTTGATCCTCTCTACTAACTAGAGAGGGGCTGATCATGACCAGAAAGCCTAGGTTGAACCTGGCTGCTCGTACCTTTAAGGTCGAGCTTGGGACTTTCTTGCGCACGTGCGAGTCTGTTGGAACGGCTCGCGCGTTATGCTGCTACCTTCTAGCCGAGGCAGAAGAGTGGGATCAGTATCTGGATTTGTCTACTCCAGATTTCGATTCCCCTACTTTCGCTGATGACTATTTGGTAACAGAAGCACTTCGGAAGAATCCTCATCTCAAAACGTCGTACGACCCGCGTAAGCAGGCCGTGCAATCGTGGTGGGATGCTGAGAAGCAGTGCGCTGAGACCAATAACCGATTAGTATCCTATATCCAAGGTGGCGTCAGCCCCCTTGACAGGAGAACAAATGAGGTTATTGCTCGAGCACAGCAGATCATTTCTGATTTACTCGGTCCGCTTACTCGTAATGATTTAGAGTTCGCAGAAGAGCATTTCAGATATGGACCCGGCGCCACGTCCAGTGTTGCAGGTAACGATGTTGTCGCTAGCAAGAAATACACATGCTCCATGCATGTTACACCTCGCCTTTACCCGTATTGGCGAACCCTGGTTCCTCGTTCTTCACAGGACGTTGAGCTCAGAGCTTCCAGCCGGGTAACTTTCGTTCCAAAGACCTCTAAAACCGATCGCGCTATAGCGATTGAGCCTCATCTGAACATTTATGTTCAGCTTGGCATTGGCGCTTTGCTGAAACGAAAGCTGAGACGTTATGGAATCAATCTTGATAACCAGGCTGCAGTAAATCGCAACCTGGCTCGAGATGCCATTACAAAAGGTCTAGCAACAGTCGATCTATCCTCCGCGAGTGATACAATCTCGAGTGAGTTAGTTTGGCTGCTCCTGCCATTTGAATGGGCCTCCTTGCTGGACCTGGCTCGTACAGAATACAGTACGATCCAAGGGCAGGAAGTTCGGCTTTCCAAGTTCTCTTCGATGGGGAACGGTTACACGTTCGAGCTGGAGAGTATAATCTTTCTAGCTCTTGCGCGTGCATCCGGTGATAATAGTGCTGTCTCTTTCGGAGACGACATCATCCTTCGCCGTGAATGTTTCCCTACCTTACAGAACGCCCTATCTTTTTTAGGGTTTAACGTCAATAAAAAGAAAACGTTCGTGGCTGGACGTTTCTTTGAGAGCTGCGGACATGACTACCTTGACGGCATGATGATCAGACCCTTTTACTTAAAAGGTGATTACCATGCGTATTCAACGGCCTGCATCCGTATCGCTAACAAGATACGGAAGTATAGTCATCAGCGCAATTGTGGTGATGGTTGTGACATTCGTTTTATTCGCGTCTGGAGCTATGCTCGTAGAGCATGTCCAGTTGCTAGTACAACGTACGTCCCAATCGGTTTTGGGGACGACGGCCTCATCGTTAACTTCGACGAAGCCTGTCCATCAATCCCAGACCACGGTCACGACGGGTACATCGCAAGAGTTGTCCGAGAAAGAGTGATAATCTATGATTCTCATTCTTCGACGGGTGCTCTTATGCATGCGCTTCATCGTGGTGCTTTTGAACAAAAGAAGTCGGTCGAAATGACTCGACGGTTCAAAACCACAGCTCTCGGGCACCAAGTTGTTCCTTATTGGCCCAACTTGGGTCCTTGGCAGCGATGCCAGGGACGGAGGTGACCCTTACTGACTAAGTGAGGGTTTGGGGTACAGTGACCCCTGGAGGCGGTTATTCCGCATAATAATGAAGATAGCAGCCAC